AAGACATCTGCTGTACCTAGAGTACCTGAAGGTGTCTTGACAGATGCAGTATTAAGAGATACACTTGCAGATATTAGAATTGCCGCTGGAAAAGAGCCAACTGTAATGATTGGTGGACAGGACACATACTCCGAAGTTCAATCAATCTACATGAACGCTTACCGTATCCAAAACACAGCCGACTTGAGAACAGAATTTAGTGTTGGTGTCAACGGTGTTGATACCTTTACTGGAACAGGTGCAGGATTACATATATCCACAATATATGGACTTCCATTCATTCCTTCAAAGGATACCACCCAATCAGCAGAGGGATCAGTAGATGACTTATTCATCTTAAACACTAGTGCAGATAAAAATGCTCCAAACAAACCATTGTTAGGTATGCAAATACTCAAACCAATCGTTTATTACGAAGCAGGAAAACGACAACAAGGTTATCCATTCATTAACGAAGCTTTCACAGATAGAGCTTTGTATAATATGCTTGGTGAAACAACTTGTAGAAACTTCAAAGCACAAGCCAAGATTAGAGATATTGCTTCAGGAATCTAGATAAAACAACAAACCTTTTTTTTATTTTTTATTTAATTTCAAAAAATTTTCTATATGGAATAAGAATTATATATCAATTTATAATAATATTTATATGTTAGTAAAATGAAAAAATATCACTATGGCAGTAACTATTACAACAAACGCCAAATATCAGCATTTAAATGCAGATAGATCCCACACCATTAAACCGGGTGGAGTTGGTGTAGAAAAAGAGATGGTTTGTGATATTGCAATTACTGGAACAGGAAGCTTTGCAACAGGTTTAGTTACTTGTGATTTCACACAAGTAGGCTTTAGACAAGTTTATTCATGTATTATTGAACAAACTAGTGACTTTGCATTGAATACTTATCAGTTTGTAGAGGCAGCTGGATCAGATGCCGCTACTGCAAAAATCAACGGTAGAGTAAGAACTACAAGTGCAAATGTAGCTGCAAATACTACTTGTACTATGACCGTCATTATCCGTGGTGTATAAGAGAAACCTTATATAACACTTCTTTTTTATATTCTATATTATGGCACGAAATGCTCGTAAATTAGTAACTGCTGATGGAGTAGTAGTAAATAGAGCAGGTAAATTAAAATCTGTAATCCCTGCAACAACAGGAACAGGTAGTGTTATATTTTATAATGGTGCAAATAATGCCGCACCAGAAATATATAGACTTGTAGCAGGAACAGGAGTTCATGTTAATTTAGACCTAAATTTTACAAAACTTTATGCTGACGTTACAGGCACTCTAAGTCTTAATGTGCTTTACGAATAATTTAAATAAGATTAACTCAAGGCTTATATATGGTTAGAACACCTACTTATTGCACAGTTACTAATGTATCTGATTGGCTTAGAATACCTATTAACCCTAATACTGATCCAAATACTTCAATGATAGAAGAAAATATAATGGACAATGAGGACAGAATTGACAGATTAACAGGTCATACATGGCTTTCAGAAAAACAAGTAACAGAGGAATTTAGTGTAAACAAGTTATATGATTGGGGTAGAGGTATGCCTTTGTTTCCAAGAAAAAGAAATCTTAAAACTTTTGATTCTACAAAAGGCGATAAATTTGAAATTTGGGATGGCGGTGATTGGACAGATCAAACACCAACAAGTAACGGTGTAAATCAAGATCAAATTATATATTTTCAAGAAATTAAGGGTATCATATATCTAAGAGGATACCTGTTCACAATACTTAGAACTAATAGATTTAGAGTAACTTACAGATATGGGGGAGATAATGAGGGTATTAAAGACGTTGCAGAACCAATACCAAGAGATATTCAAAAAGCCTGTAAACTAATGACTTGTCTTGATATATTGTCAACTGATTTCCAAATGTCACAAATTGCTTATGGTGGGGAAGGTAACATTGATAAGCAGAAAGTAATGGACAGATGGCAAAAAGAAATTGATGAAATAATATGGAGTAGAAGCGAAATAATTTCTACATGGTGATATGTCAGCAGTAACTAATACTTCAACTGTATCTACAACAGAAAACCAATATGAAAGATTTCGTATGCAGAAAGATTTATCTGTATCTTTAATTAAAAATATTAAAAAAGTATTAAGAGATAAAGATATTAATTTTACAGAAGATCTTGCAAATTCATTTGAAATTGTAATGATGACATCTTCTACTGAACCTAATGTTGGTACTACTTCTGTTGCAACTAGTAATCTATATGCAAACTTAGTTGATAAGGGAATGAGAGCAGGTAAATGGGTTAATTATGATGCATTATATGATTGGGTAAGTGTAAAATTAGCCGCTAGAGTGGGTTTAAATGAAAAAGATTTTGCAGATGTAACATGGAAAATAATGAAAAAAATACAAAATGAAGGTATAGATCCTACTCATTTTGCTAAAAAGGCAATTAAAATGGTTATTGGAAAACATGGAATTGCAGGTACTAAGAGAACATACAAACGTAAAAGTAAAACAAAAATGGGTAAATATATGAAAAAGTTCATGAGCCTTGTTAAAAAGACTAAAAAAGTAATTAAGAAAATGAGAAGAACAATTAAAAAAATATTCAAAATGAGAAAAATAAAAGTAGGATTAAAACAAATTAATAAATACGGGGTAAAATCATTAAATGCTATGGAGAAATATAAATGACAGATGGAATGGCAGGACTCCCATTTGCAAATGATATTATAGATTATCTTAAAAGTAACTGGACAAGTTCAGGTGGAAAAGCACCAATATTTACTACAAAATGGAAAAAGAAAGCAGTAGGTGTAGGTGCAAGAGTATATGATGAAGTCATTGTTGAACTTGATACAGAAGATCCTAAAATATACAGTATGATCACAAACATAGGTTCAGATGGCAAATTTAATTATGATTGGTTGCATGATGTATCAATTACCTTAGATATTTATTCAAGTGTAAGTGAGGCTAGAGTTCTACAATTAGTAGATGAAATTCTTAAAATATTAAAAAATAACGTTGTGACTACAATAAATAATCGTGAATATATACAGATTTTGCCGGGTAATGTTGTGTCATTAAATGAAGATTTCAGGAATATATTTAGATATAATATAGATGTAGATGCCATGCGATTCAATCCGTAAGGAATATTTAAATATGTTGGTTTTTATATTCAAACATGGCAGCTTCTAGTGCTTCTAGTGCATACGCAGAATATACTTATGAATCATCATTTGGGGGTGGCGGAAGTGCAAATACACCGATACAATTTGGAAAAGAAGTTAAAGTTACAGGTTTAGAATTTAAAAATAATCAGATGGCATTAGGTCAATTATACTCACCAGAAATAGAATCATTTGCGTATGGTAGAAATGACGGTAAATGTTCCGTTGATTTTGTGGTAAGTAATCCGTGGTTCTTTGAATCAATTTTAGGTACTTGTGCATCAGCAGTTTCATCAGGAAGTCTTTATTCTCATACTTGGAACAGTAGCCCAACTAGTGATTCAACTATGAGAGATATAAATTCTATGGCAGTAAAACTTGGTTTTGATGTAGAAACAGATTATAAAAGAACAGCAGTAGGTGTTGTTTGTCCTTCCCTATCTTTAAAAATGGCATTAAATGATACAGTTAAAGCAACTCAAGAATTAGTTTGGGGTGAAGAAACAGTAAATCAAATTTTTTCAAATCCACAAGGAACTGCATTAGCAGGTGCAATTCCATATACATTTGTTCATGCAAGTATTACTAACCCACTTACAGGAAGTACACTTGCAACAGTTCAATCATTTGATTTGAATATTAACTCAAATGCAGAATTAATTTATCAAATGGGAGATGCTGGTAGTGCAGATGCTTACAGAAAAATTTTAGAAATGACAGGTAAGGTACAAATAGTTTTAAAGTCTTCTGCATTTTTGGAAGAAGTTTATAGTAGATCAGGTACAGCACATGACTTAGTTGTTACATTATCAAATGGATTAACCGGAACTGCATTAAGAAATATTGTTATGACTTTTACTGGATGTAGTTTTTCAGCAAACAATGTTAGTGGAATGGAACCCGGAGAATTGCTTTTGGAAGATGTTGATTTCCAATGTAAACACGTTACAGTTGTAGCAAAGAACCAAGCAAGTACATTACCAAGTTAAATAGTATTCTAGAAACGCTTATATAGATATGTTAAATATATAACACTATGTCAGAAGATTTATCCACAGTTGATTTTGATTGTAAAATTATGGGTAAAGATACAACTTTAAAAATTAAGACAGATTTGACTTGGGGAGAAACTCAAGACCTTTTATCAAGATCAGTAACAATGACAGAAACAGGTGCAAAAGATTTTCAATTCAATATATTTTGTGATATACTCTTAACAAAAACCATAGTATCCGGTTTGCCATTTCCACCAACTAACATGGTGAAAATGAAAAATTTACCAATGAGTGAAGTTAGTGTTATCTTAGGAGAGATTATGAGAATTATCCCTTTAGAGAGTTATTTCAACAATCTGGGCATGAGTCAGGAACTCACGCCCAAAACATAAGTGGTAAAATATACGGTTATTGTGCATTGGTATTTGGGTGGGATAAGTTTCAGGTAGATAAACTACCTGCAAAATATGTTATGGATACAATATTTATAAGTATGCAAATGATGAAAGATGTTATGAGTGGTGTCAGAATGAGATGAGTAGCAATACATATACATTAAAAATAGACATAGATGACAGTAAAATTAGAGAATTAGAAAAACGCCTAATGGCAATTATGGGGGGTAAAACTGCTGGTTTATCAGGACTTAAAGATGCAGCTACAGGAAATACTGACAAAGGTAAGTTAATGCAAAATATATCAAAACTTGGTGTTATTGCTATCGGGGTAGGAAGCCTTGTAGGATTAGTTTCAAAAATATCTGGAATGATGGTAGACTCATCTCCAATGTTAAAAGGTATGTTAAAATTATTAAATTATTCAATTATGTTGATATTAAGACCTATTGGTGACTTCTTTGGATTTTTACTAAGACCTATTATTATATACTTTTTGAGAAGTGTTGCATTACCATTTTATCAAACTTGGCAACCTATAGCTAGAAAACTTGGAACATACCTTGGTGTAGGTGTATCTGATAGACAAAGTGAAATAGATTCAATAGGTGGTAAAAATATTACTGAAGAAGGATTTACACATTCAGATGGAATGAAAGGTTTAGAAAAAAGCCTGTTAAGTTATGCTTCATTTCTTGATTTAATAACACCATTTGGTAAAGGTGATTTCCAATATGAAAGTACAAAAACAGCAATAGCAGCTTTGAAAGGTGTATTTACTACATTAAATGGACTTACATTACCAACTATTGATTTGTCATATATTAAAACTGGATTAGAAAATGTAACAGTTCCAACTATTGACTTAAATGGTATTCAAACTAAAATAGATGATGCTATAACTGCTATTGGATCATTTGATTTTAGTGAAATATTTACTACACTTGAAACAAAGTTTGGAAAAATATTTGATGATTTATGGAATTTAATATCTAGTATATTCCCGTGGATTCCAGAAGCAGGTGGAGAATCAACACCAACACCAGAACCAATACCTGTAATGAATCCTTATTGGTCAGATTCAATGAATGAAGCAGTTAATAAAACTAATAAAAATCAACCAGAAGAAGATCCAATTACATCATTTGGAAATTGGATTCAAGGCGGTATTAATGAAATGATAAAAGGCTGGGGTATTCAATAAATGGGTACTATAATATTTAAAAAATATTGGGAAAATGAAACAGGTGTAACTCCACTTGTTCATTGGACATATACATTACCTAATTTTAGAAGTCTATCTTATGATATGAACACACCTGTATCTCCAATGCCAATGCCTGAAGAAGATGCATCTGAAAATATACTTGTAAAAATTGAGGGTAACAGTTCAGCATTAACAATTAATTGGGTAATAAAAGATGAGAGTGCAGGTACAGTAACACAAACAAGTACAGGTGGAACAGTAACTAATTATCCTTCTTCTACAATTAGAGAGCAAGTTAGTTTCTTTAAAGATTCATTTAGACCTACAAGTGTATCATCTGCTTATGAATTAATAATTAGACTTGATGAGTCAGATCCAAGTAAAGACATAGTATTTCCCGGCACATTTTCAGGGTTTAATTTTAACATGAGTTCACCTAGTTTACTTACATTTAACGCAACAGCAAAATTCATGGAAGGTTCAGTAGCCACATTATATGAAGTTGATACTTCCTCTGCACCAAGAAACTTGACATTGACTAGTCCATCATCAGGAAGAATAGATGCAAGTTGGGATGCTCCAAGTAATTCAGGAGCTTCTTCGATCACCGATTATAAGATATATTATAGAAAATGGTCAGCTAATCAGAATTGGTCTACTACAAATGTTGGAAGTGCTACAACATCAAAAAGTGATATATCAGGTTCAACTAATTTACCAGCAGGTACTTATGAGGTTTATGTTGAAGCATTTACTACTGGATTAGGACTTGGTAGATCATCATTTATTGAGTTTATAAGTGTAAGTTAGGAGTATTTGAATAATGCCTTTAGCCAAAACCATTGTAACTGAACAAACTGTTGCCGGTCAGGGAACTCCAGATTCCCATACTTATTATCCCCTATCTGCAATAATGAAACAACAGGGAACTAAAAAACCAGATACTTTGGAAGTAGTTTTACCAATACAAAATGAAGTAGATGAAAATTATGAAATATCATATATACAGGATGTAGTGAATACTGAATATTTATCAGCAGTATATCCAATGCAACTATCATGTTTAGATGAGGGTGGATATAATCAAGATCCAACTGATCCCGCAGAGTCTAGATTTGTCAAAGTAGACATTGATAAATTTAAAGGACACTATGCACTTCAGTTTACCGCAGATGGTCAGAAAGTAGAAGTTCCAAGTGCTAAAACAAACGAGATAGATCTTTCAAAACAATTTGATATTAATATATGGTTTACACCAGATATAACACAACTTCAAGATGGTAGTGATGAGCCTATTTTATGGTCATTTAGAAACGGGGTAGGTCTTGATATAGGAATTACAGGTACTAATGGTAATAACTCATCATGGAGAGTATTTTTGAGAGTAGACAAAGGAAGTCTAATAGATGTATATACAGGAAGTAGTGAACTAATAATGAATACAGTAACAGATCAATCTACAACAAGAAATTTACCATGTCATATAAGAGTTAAAAGAGGTTCAGATAACTTATTAAAAGCATTTGTCAACGGTGTAGAAGATATATCCCAAACTGTAACACAAGACCTACAACCATCTGGAACTGCTATGGTATTTGGTGATACTGAAGATTCAACAGATGATGAATACAAAGGACTAATCCATGAAGTTAAAGTCTATTGCGGTTCTACTCTATCAGATGTTGATGCAACTAAAGTAAGAGTAACAAAGCCAATAGTTCAATATATGAAATTTAATGGCAGAGTTGTTAAAGTTACTGACAAAATGGCAGCTAAAAGAGTTATATGTGAAAGCAATTCATATAATCTAACTAAAGCAAAATTGGGTACTGATTATAGTGGAACATTAACAAAACATGATTTATCATCAGTATCATTTAAAACAATAGCCCAATCTGCAATTAACAATTCAAGTGTCACTAGTGGAACATTTACTGTTAGAAATAAAGACAACTTTGTATCTGTTCCAACTGCAACTGCATTACAAGGTTATATATATGAAATTGGTTCAGTTGTTGAGTTTTTGCAGATTTTATTGTTGTTTAGTGAATGTATAATGTATTATACACCTAGAAAAAATGTAATTATAGAAACAAATGCAGGACATACTACAGGATATTTGAAGGATCTAAATGCAAGTAATCAATATCTTTTTACATTTGATCAAAATTCAACAACAAATCCTTACAATATAACTACTAGTGAAGTAGATGACTCAAAAGTAATTAATGAAGTTATTCTTGTGGGTAGAGGAAATGTAACTGATAAAAGAAATATTACTCCTACTGATGGAATAAGAAGAACGTTAAGAAAAGTGGTAAAACAACTTGATAATCAATTTGATATAACAGATTTAGGATATAAATTTCTTACAGATTTAGGTGGTTTTGGTGGATCAGCTGATAAATTAGGTAAAGGAAAACAAAAATATGTAATAAAATCATCTGCACCAATTCATCATCTTAGGTTTAATCACAAAGTAAAAGTTAAACGTAAAAATGGCAATAACTCTAATGTGTCAGGTGTAACTGATAAAGACTTGGATGAAAATATCATTGTAACTCAAGTTAAATGGAATTATCCAAGTGGAACTACTACAATAAATGTAGGAGAATATGATATTGATTTCTATGAAGATATGGTAAAAATAGGAAAATCATCAGATAATCTTACCGATGCTAATCTGAATTAATTTTTATTAGTTCATTTCTAAACCTTGCCCATTCAACCATATTGGGAACTCTAAGGTTTTCCTCTATTTGTGCTAATAATTTATTTGTTTTAATTAAATTTTCATTTATAGTGTCTAGTTTATCTTCTACAATCTTAAACATATAAATAGTTGATCCTCTACTAATAAATAAATGTTTAGCCATGTGAAACATAAAATTAATAGACCATTTGTAGAAACAGCACATACGGAAGAAGGTCATTTTTATAAAACAGAATCAGGTAAAACTTATCCAAGTATAACAACAGTATTAAAAGTATTAGACACTAAAGAATGGTATCCGTTTTGGGTGGCTAAAGTTGCAAGAGATGAGGAAATAACAGAGGCACAAGCAGAAATTAGGTGCAAAGAAATTGGGGGAAACAGTATGGAAATGGGAAACATAGTTCACAAACTTGCAGAAGAATATCTAAGTAATGAAACTGTAAATGAACCAACTTCTAAGATAGAAGAAATAGATCCAATGGATTTGTTTCTACCATTGTCATTACATTTAATGGAACACGTTGATAACGTTCACGGTTTAGAAGTTCCAATATATAGTGATGATCTACAACTTGCAGGAACAGCAGATTGTGTAGGAGAATATGATGGAGTATTAAGCATAGTTGATTTTAAGAACAGTAGAAAGCCAAAGACAAAATCACAATGCAAAAGCAAAGATTATTTTATACAACTATGTGCATACGGTAAGATGTGGGAGTTCTGCACAGGTCAAAAAATAGAACAGGGTGTTATATTGGTTATATCATGGGATGGAAAAGTCAAGCCATTTAAAGTAAACCTATCTGAATATGAAGCAGATCTTTATACTAAACTTGTGTTAGTGGAACAAAAACAAGCCTTAAATAGTATTTAAAAAAGTATATATATGGTCAAACTAATCGAGAAAAAAGACGAGAAGACAGGGGAAAAAGAGTTAGTTATTGATAAAAGAACATTACCAAAAAAAGTACCTGCTAATGTCAAGAATTTAAATTATGCTAGAAACCTACCACCAGAGTGTAACGGTTGTCCTTATAGACCACAAGAGTTAGGCGGTAATGGTATATGTACTAAATTTAAAGCAGATTCTTTGTGTGTAATTAGAAAAGATATTGCAAAATTAATTGATGATACAGGGGGTAGAACACTTGACTTGATGGAAGCAGAGTTTCATAATAACTTTGAAAAACTTATATTCTTTGAAAGTATGGAAGACCAAACAAGTGAACTTAATCCTGAAGTTACCAAGCGTATAAACTCACTTACAAATTTGGGTAAGGTAATTAATGAGATTAAAACAAAAAGAGAAACTGTAGAAATTACACAAACAGAATCATTAAGTGATAACCAAAAACATGAAATAGCCAAGACAGTTAAACTAAGTAGGGAACTACTAGATGAGTCTTAGAAAGTTACCCCCTGTAGAATACATAAGTGATCCCGTAGAGTATGCAAAGACTCTTGTAAAGTCATTTAAGAACTGTTCATACTTTGTAGATAAATTTTTAGGATTTGATGTGTTTGAATATAACAAGGCTTTTCTTGATTGCTATGACAGGTTCGTTGTATATAGAACAGGAAGACAGGTCGGCAAGTCTACTAATGCCGCTTTAAAGGCAATACACTTTGCTTTCTTTGCACCATTGTTTGCAAGTAACATAGACACGGGGGTGGCAAATGTTGTAATTGCTTCACTATCTAAAGATCAAGCACACTTGATTTTATCCAAGATTAGTGAGTTTATACACATGAGTCCTACACTTAGTAAAAAAGTAACAAGGGAAATCAAGACAGAAATTACTATTGAATGGTATGACGGAACGGGGAAAACTAATTTTATTGTAAGACCAATAGGAGATACAGGAGATTCACTCAGAGGATTTACCGTACACTATGCAATACTGGATGAGGCAGCTTATATTCCTCAAGTTGTCTTTGATGCCTTTTTGCCAAGTACGGTTACAACCAAACCACACATACTTTTAACAAGTACACCAAAGGGAAAGTCAGGTCAGTTTTTCAAATCATGTATGGACTCTCACACATTATATGAGCATGGTAAGCCCAAACCAATAGAAGGACATCAAGACAAACAAAAGTATCCGTGGACTCAGTTTCATGTAACTACATTTGACAACCCACTTGCGGCTAGTGATCCACAGGTTCTTAAACTTATCAGGGGTACTACAAAAGCTGCTGAACGACAGGAAATATATGGGGAATTTCTTGACGGTGGTAACAGTCTTATACCTTACAATTTGTTACAAGAGTCACTCACACCTATTGAAAGACCAAAGTTTGAGTATTATGATGCAGGTGTGGATACAAGTGGCAAAGGTGCAGATGAAACTGTAATCACTATTGCGGGGGTTAGAGATGGTGTAATATACCCTGTCGAAATATATACTGAACTGACCACAGAACAGCCTAAACTTGCCAAAAAAATTTCAGAATATAACCGTATATATGGACTAAGAAGAATATATATTGACGAAACAGGAATGGGTGACACATTGATGGACTTATGCAGAGAGGTAGATCCTGACATGAACCTGTATGGAATCAATTTTAAATCTGATAAAACTAATTTATATATCAATTTAGAACGTTTGTTTGAAGAAATAAATCCAAATGGTTTGGGAAGATTGATTAATCTTTCATTATTAGATGACTATAGTAGAGATAAATTAGTAGAACAGTTGTCATATATGTATTGGGATCATGGTAAATTCAAGGATCAACAGCCCAAAGTCCGTAGTGAACACGCTGACGATTATAGTGATAGTCTTGCACTAGTAGTATTTGGTCAA